TACCGGATCAAATGTTGGTGTTAATTATTCCTCTAATGAAATTATTTACGCCTCTCATAATTCTTTGTTTAATGAAATTATTTGGTTTTATCCAGCAGGAACTCCAGCAGGCAGTCCAGCAACACAAAACAATAGATCTGTTGTGTATAACTATGTAGAAAATACTTGGTCTACTATGACACTTGCAAGAAGCTCTTATGCAGATGCAAGCACTTATTCTGTTCCTTATGCAACAGAGTATACCACAACATCAACTCCTACTTTAACAACTATGAGTGGTGCTACAAATACTTTTGGGGCATCATTATATTATGCACATGAAGTTGGTGTGAATGAAGTTGCATTAAATGGAACCGTTACTGCTATACCTGCTTTTATACAATCAGGTGATTTTGATTTACCAACTGAAGGGGACGGTGAGTATTTGTTAAGAGTAAGTAGATTTTTACCTGATTTTAAAAATTTACAAGGTAATGCTATAGTTACAATATTCCTTAAAAATTTTCCTGTCGATGCAGGAACTAGTTCACAATTAGGTCCTTTTACTATAAACTCAAGCACACAAAAAATAGATACAAGAGCTAGAGGAAGATTGGCCAACATTAAAATACAAAACACAGCGGCAAACGAGTCTTGGAGATTTGGAACTTTTAGAGCTGATGTTAACCAAGATGGGAGAAGATAATGCCAGCGGGAATGCATGATGGAATGAAATCGCCTAGCGTATCTGGTTCTGCGCCAAAAGGCGGGGGTGCGGACATGTCAACGGTAAGAGATAGTGACGGTCAAAGAAATGAAAATCTCGCTACAAGAGCAGATAATGCCAAAACATTAAGTGGTATTCAAAACTTACTAAGACAACAAAACAGCGATAAGAGACAAGAAAAATTTGAAGTTTTTAGGGCAAAACCCTATCAAACACAAATGGCAAAATTTCCTGGAATAACTGGTCTTGTTTTAAATATGTTAGAGGGACCTTTAAAAGCAAATGCTGTTACAAATAGAGATTTTTTTATAGATAATGTTGCTCCATATCAAGGTTTAGATTTATCATCAATGAATCCAACACAACAAGAAAATGTTTATAATGAATATATGAGTAAAAGATTATCTGGAGAAACAGATGCTTATGGTAATATTTTAAATATTGGTGGTGACGGAGGTGGTATAAGCAATTTACCTAAAGAAGAGCCGCTTCTTCAGCCAACAACTCCAGTAGGAGTTCAACAACTTAATCCATATGTAAAAGAGGGTGAGTTTATATATGGTATACCGATGGGGGTTTAGATGGCAAAAATAAATGTTTATGTGCCTGAGCCACCACAAGAATATTCTGTTGAAGGTTTTAGACAAATAAACCAGGGTTTAGCCACTATTGAAAATCAATTAAATACTTCGTATCAACAAGACTTGAAAAATGAACAAGATACGTTTAATTACTTTATGCAATGACAATTAGATATAAAAGTGAAACATTTGATTTAACTAATACAGATAAGACAACTGTTCTTACTTGTCCATCTGACGCTACAATAATTATAAAATCATTTCAAGCGAATCATAAAACTGCTTCTAATGTTGATGTAGATGTATTTTTACAAAAGTCTGGAGGATCTGATGTAGAAATAAGTCATGCTCAATTAAATAAAAATTTTACAAATATGGTATTGTCGAGTTTAAACATGGAAGCAAGTGATGTCCTTAAAATTCAAGCAGGTAGTGCAAACACAATTACAGGTGCAATAAGTTATGCGCTTATAGATCGATCACAGGAAAATGGCTAAACAAAAATTTACTTTTTTCGTACCAAGAGATAAACCAAAGAAAAGACCTCGAAGACACTGTAAAAATTTAAATAAGAAAAAAAAGTTGCAACATAATAAAAAATATAATAGACAAGGACGTAGACAGTAATGAAATATCCCGATAAAATACCTGCAGTAGCAAAAGAAATAATCAAAAACAAAAGAACGGGAAAAGTATATGATAGCAAAGATCATTTTAATCTTGATGTTGCTGATCCCAATACTGATACTACTGAAGATGATTTTAGACAAGACCTCGAAATAACGGTAACAAGGGTAACGTTAGGCGCACAAACAAAAAAATAATGGAACCTCGAGGTGCAACCGAAATCCAAATGGAAATGCTACAAAAATATGTAGCTAAAGAAATATTAGATCAAGTACAAATTTGCACGTCAATACCAGGTAAAGTTCCTTTAGATTCAAAAAAACTAAATATACTATGGCAAAAAAATTCTTGGGACCAACCTAATCTTCAAAAATTTTTTAAAGATAAATCTAGACATCATGAATACGATTGGTACGTTTTCAATAGTCATTGGAATTATGAAAAATTTAGATATGCTTTTGATATACCTACTGAAAAATCTGTAGTAATAAAAAATGGTATAGATAATTTTCCTGATAGAAAAATTTTTAAAAAAGGACACCCAATTAAATTAATACATCATTGCACTCCTTGGAGAGGTTTAAACGTCTTGTTACGTGCTATGCAAGATGTAGAAAATCCGAATATAAAATTAGATGTATATAGTTCATGTAAAATTTATGGATCTGAATTTGAAAAAAATAGAGGAAAAGATTTTGAAGCATTATATGAACAAGCTAAACAACTACCTAATGTAAATTACATTGGCTATAAACCGAACGAATATATTAGAGAAGTTATGCCTAGTTACGATATGTTTGTATATCCATCTATTTTTGAAGAAACATCATGTGCATCTGCTTTAGAGGCCTTAGCTTCTGGTGTTCATGTAATTACTAATAATTTTGGAGCTTTGTACGAAACATGTGCCGAGTGGCCAGTATATATAAACTATTCAACTAATTATGAACAAATGGCACAAGATACTGCAACAGCTATAAACATAGCTGCTAAGTATTTACATGAGGGTTTTATACAAGAACATTTAGAAGAACAACAAAAATTTTACAAAAGATTTTATAATTGGGAGAAGAAAGGTTCGGAATGGACAAACTTTTTGAAAGGGGCTTTGAATGAAAGAAACAATAAATGAAGATACATACCAAACATTAAAAGAAGTTGAGGTAGACGCATACGAAAAAGCTTCTCGTCCAATGTGGAAACAGAATACCGGACAAACAAAACATAGTTTAATGGTTTGTACTCCATGTCACAGTGATGTTACTATGCATTACACACAAGCATTATTGGAATTACAACAACTTTGTATTCAAAAAAGAATAAAAATTACTTTTACTTTATTAAAATCTTCTTTAGTAACTCAAGGCAGAAACTTATGTACTTCAGCTTTTTTAGAATCTAGTTGTACACATATGTTGTTTGTAGATTCTGATATATATTTTAAAGCAGAGTCTATTATTAAAATGTTAGATTTAGATAAAGAATTAATATCAATTCCTTATCCTTTAAAAACAATGATGTGGGATAAACTTTATGATAAATGGAACAAAGGTGAAGTAAAAAATCCTGGGGATTTACATAGATGGTTAAATACTTATCCTATAAAAGTAGAGAACTCAAAAAATATTACGTTAGATAATGGTGTTATGGAAGTTACACATAGTCCTACAGGATGTATGTTAATTAAAAGAAGTGTGTTTGATAAAATGATAGAAAAATATCCAGATAAAAACATAGTCCAAAAGACTGTTATAAATGGTGAGTATATAGACAGACCTAATCTTTGGAACTTTTTTGATTGTATACATGACCCAGAAACTAAGACATATATGGGGGAAGATTTCTCTTTCTGTAAACTTTGGAAAGATGCAGGTGGTAAATGCTACGTCTATATTAAGGACCCTATAATACATGTTGGTGAACACCAATATGAAGGTTGTTTTCTTGATGAGTTGAAACCGAGCAAGTAAAATGGTATTATTTTTACTTTAAGATCTTAAAAGGAGAATATATTTAATGATACCTTACATACTCGCAGCCTATGGTGGTTATAGAGGTTACAAACAAGCAAAAAAAGCAGGAGCTTCAGGTTTAGGAAGACTTTTTGGTGCAGCAGCAGGAGCTTATGGTGGTTATACTTTAGGTGCAGGTGGCATGAATGCTCTTGGTATGAAAAGTTCTTACACCCCATTTTTACAAACACAGGTTGGACAAAGTGTCAGCGGAATGTTACCTGGTGTAAATCCCTACACAGCTAGTAGAGGTATAAGCGATCCTGCCGCGAGTATAGAAAATTTAACAATGGATCCTGATAAAAGAACCATGTTGCAAAAACTTTTGTATCAAAAAAATAACGTAGACAAAATTGATCCTTTTAAAGCTTCAGCGTTAATAGCTGGAGGAACTTATTTAAGTGGTGCTTTTGATAACCAACCTGTTGATATGTACTCACCCGGTTACAATATGAATTATCTTACCATGAAAGAAAACAGACCTGGTTATACTTATATTGATCCTGATACAGGACAAGAAAAAGCATATAAAAAAATATATTCACCAGAAGAAGCTGGCTTAGGTGATCCTAGAATGGGTGCTTATTCCATGAATGTGCAAAGATTAAAAGTAGGTGGCATTGCACAAATAAAAAAATTTAATGAAGGTGGTGTAAATTACCTTCCATCAAAAGTTTCACATGACGAAAACGATGCAAACAATTATGTTAGAGCATCTGGTTATGTAGAAGACGGAGCAGGCGTAGGAGATAAAGACGAGGATACAATGTTAGCTCAATTAGCAGAC